CATGAGTCAATGGCACAAACTCGAAGCCTTCAAGATCACCTGCGAAGGTCGCGAATTCAAATACAAGGTGGCGCCATGCAGCGATGCTCCTGCTTGGCATGATGGCCCTGCGGCCTATTCATTCTTGATTCACGTCGAGCCTGAATCAGAAGTCACGCCGCAAGTTCTGGCTGCCATCAAAGCAGAAATGCAGCAGAAAGCGATGGCGCAATGAGCAAGCAATCAAAGCGCGCCGCGTTTGCACATCGCATCCGCGAGCAGCGGCGCACTGGTTCAATCATCAAACGTCACAAAGACAACGCCTATTTCATAGGCGTAGCACGAAACATCAGCATAAAGCCTGCTGACCACTCGCGGCGCTACTTCGCCGACATTGGCGCAGTATTCATTGCAGGATTGTGAGCGGGCCGGCTAATCCCGTAGCAACTCGTCAATCCGCTGCTGAACGTGATCGCCATCACCCATGAAGCCAGACGCAGCCATATGCACATCGGCAATGAATGCCGCCCTGCGCTGACGCTCTAGCCGTTCGCCCTCTTCCAGAAACAGCCGAATCTGATCGAGCGTCATTCGGTCGATTTCGTCTCGGGAGTGGTTGGCTCTGAGGAGGCGGGTGACAATTGTTCCCCACCCGCTGGCTGGACCGCCAAACCGAGGCTCGGCGCGATCCGCTGGACGAAAAAACTCGCGTTCACCTGAAACGCAGCGCGTGCCAGTGCGATGCCTTCGTCAGCTTGGATCGTGTCGAACCACTCCCGAGGCTTGCCTGCCGCAAAGCCGACGAACTCAAGTAGTGGTTCTCCCACCTCGTCCATCAATTGCGGCAGGCGCATCGGCCAATCTTGCGCGAAGAAGAACTGCTGACCGTCGAAGCCTGCAATGCCGGCAGACCGCACGGCATCGGTGATCGGCCGCAGCAACTTCATTGCCCGCGGGAACTGACCGAACATGAAGGGCTTGATCGTGAGCGTTTCACCGCCTGCTTTGACCTCTTCTCCCGGGAAGAGAACCGACAGTCCGCCGTCCTTTTCGTCGCTCACATCAACCCTTCACCAAGCTGAACACTTGCGACAGCACGCCGTCGTCGGGGATCGTGGTGTCGATCAGGATTTCGCCGCCGGTTTCGAGCTTCATCTGCTTCTTGTCGATGAAGTCCGCCATCTTCCATGCGTCCATCTGGAACTGATGCACGGTCAGGATGTGCGGCTGATTGCCTTGGGCAACGTTGATGCCATTGAGGATCAGCTTGTAGAACTTCTGCGACGTGGTGAAGCCCTCGACACGGCCGTTGTTGGCTGCGTAGTCATAGGTCACCGTCACAGCAACACCGGCCGGTCCTGGAACCGCCGTTGAGGTCGGCAGGATGTGAATCAGACCGCCGAGGCCGCCGTTCTCGACAACGTAATCGGTGTTGAGAACCAGACCGCTGATGGTCACGTTCGAGACGCTCGTGCGCGGAAGTTGGATGTAGGCATCGTTGTACGCCGTGGCAGCATACGTTGCACCAGTCGCTGCAACTTCACCAGCAGCGACAGAACCCCACGAGGCGCGGGCCAAGTTCTTGACCGACAAGTCCATCATGTTGAACGAGACTTCGATATCGGTTTCAACGACTGGCGCAACGATGGTCAGGCCGCGGCCGGTGTAGTTATCCTTGACGGACTCTCGCTTTTGCTTGAACGAGAGTTTGAAGTTGTCGGAGTTGCCGATCCACTCGCGTCCGGTAGTTTCCGGGCCGTTGAACTGGCGTTCTGCAATGAGAACTTTGCCCTGCATGATGATGGGGCTGCGGTCGGTGTAAGCCATGATGGCCCTTTCGTTTGTGAGCCCTCATCGGGCATGGTGAGGTCGAAAAAAAGGCCCGCCGAAGCGAGCCGATCAAGGAGGAGTGTTAGGCCGACGTGATGCTGCGGTCGGTCTTGGCAACGATGCTGTAGGTGTTCGCATTGGTGCCGCCGGTGATGGTGACAGCCGTAACGTCAACGAACAACTTCGTGGTCACCGACAAGTCGGTTTCCGTGCCGGTGGTGCCGGTGGCGATGGTTGCTGTCAGCACTTGAGTCGTGTTGTCGGCCTTCTTACCGGTGACGGTCAGCGTTGCACCCGTGGTCACCGAGCCCGAGTTCTTGACCACGATCTTGGCACCGGCAACGTAAGACGGCAGCGCCGCAACGTGCGTGTAAGTGCCAGACGTTGCGCCAGTCGCCGCGAACGTTGCGAGCACGGTATCGGCACCGACGAACACGTTGGAACGCGACATCGATTTCAAGTGATCGTAGAACGCCTGATGCACTCGCAGCGTCGGTGTCGTCGCATTCAGGCTAGACAAATAGGCGTCGAGCGTGGTCGTTGCCGGGTTATAGCGCTTGATGTTGGCATCCAGCGCAGAGAGAAACGCAGCAACACCCGCCGATTGAACGAGAAAGCGCGTCGGTGGCGTCGGATTGGACTCATCCAGATTGCGCGCCGCAGGAAGCAAGTCCGCCACCACGTCGCCGTCAGTACAAGTGCCACCGGGACCAAAGTAGGTGAACAGCGATCCGGCGCCAGACATGACGTGACTGTTGGCCGTTGCGATCCCGGCCGTGAACGACGACCCAAAGCTGCCGTCTCCGACCGACTCCATCGCCCAGCGAGCGAGTTTGTCTACCGTAGCTTGCAAGTCGGTGTTGGTGATGATGGGCATGATGAAAAAGCCTTTCGGGAATGAAAAAAGCCCGCACATGCGGGCCGTTGGTTGACGCCCCGAAGGGCGGGTTACTGGTACACGAAATCTACTGCGTAGTGCTGTTCGTAAGCCAGCCTATCGGGTTGCACGAGGGCGATGCGTTGTCCTGCGTAGCGCCACTTGTAGCCTCCTGGTGCATCTGTGGCATGAACTGCGGTGATGATGGAATTCAGGCGCACAAACTGCACGTCCAAAAGGTCGTCGTCAGTAGCGTAGGGCAAGAAAACAGTCACCGCGAAGACTGCCTGCACTTGAGGCGGCGGGACATAGCCGGAAAACCCGCCGCGCTCGCGGTTGTCTTCCGGGTTGTCTGGCATGTCCTGATGCAGTCGCACCCAAGCGGCTGGGATCGGTATCTTGATCAAGCCTGGGTCACCAGACTTACCGCCCAACGTCAGACCCGGAGTCGTTGCCCAATCGCCAACAGCTATAACTTTGTCTCGAAGGTCGCGTGCGTGTTCTGCAATCACGACAACGGCCCCGCGATGTACTGCGACACCCAGCGCTCGGCAACTTCCATATCACGCTTGCCCCATCCGAGAAATGGCCGTGGCTGCATGCGCCGCGTGCCGTATTGAAGGTACGGTGCAAACGGAATGCTGGTGCCGATCTGCATTTCGTTGTTCTTCACGTTGACGCGAATCGACGCCAACAAGTCGCCACGATCCCAAAGCAAGCCTTGTCCAGCATTGCCCTTGGCGGTTCGTTGCTTGCGCGTTGATGGCATCCATGCTGCCCACGGGTGTTCGTCGGGATCATGCTTTTCATCCATGATTTCAAGCATGACTTGCGACGCTTGATGCTCGGCCACTCGTTCAAGTACCGGCTTCGGATGCTCAGCGCGGAAGATCACGCCGTTCATCATGGCGATGACTTCGGCTGCGTTGGTGGTGATCATGCTTCCACCTTGAGAGACTTTGCTATTTCAGCGTCACGCATCACTTCTTCAAGTTCAAGCGCGCAGTTCACGTAGCAAGTGGCGCCATGCTCGAGAAGCCTTTTTCCGAAAGCGTCTTTCTCCGAAGCGGCAGTCATGAATTTCCCCAAAGCACGCTGCTTCCATGTCGCCAGCAGTTCCTCAAGCGTCATTCAGCCAGCCCCCGTATCGTTCTGCCTGATCACTAGCACCGTGCACAGTTCGGTCGCGTCGATGGCAGACACCGTGTATTGCCGACTGGTTTGATCTGTGACGACATCGTTCTGCCTGATCAGCGTCCAGTCAATTGGCAGATAGCAGTAGAACTCATCAATCGGCGTGGCTTGATTTGTCGCGCCGAAAGTATTGCTGACCGGTTTCTGATCGACTTTTTTCAACTGCCGGAAACACGGCACACCAAAAGCGATCTCTTCTGGCACAAGGATGTTATCAACGTAGCCGACACGATCAATCGAGATCACGTCGTTGCACCAAACGGCTTGCATCGGCAGTAGCGGTTGCTTGTCACCGACGAAGAACGTGCCGTATGGGCCCGCCAGGATGTCACCACGCATCAATTCGCGACCGTCGGCATACAGGTAGCGTGCCGCATCCTTGCTCTTGTGCGGAACCTCGAAGCGCTTCTCAGCGGCGAAAAAGCAATTCACCGGCTCAGGCAACTTGTTAGAGCCATCGGTCGGATTCAGCGGCGAGAAGAAGCGGTACACGTCATAGGGTTGGCCGACGTGACGAGCGGCCTTGCCCATGCCTTTGTAGATTTTGGCTTGTGCGGTAGCGCCGTCCATCAGAGCCCCCCGATGAGCCTAATTGCCAACACGGCAGAACCTAAAAACGCGCCAGTGACGATACCGGCCGCGGATGCGATAACCAGCAGCAGCAGAGCACCGAAGATGCCTGACAGCGCGGCTTTCATGAACTTCAAGACCGACCCAAGATGTTCATGCATCATCTCCGAGAGCGCCAGCATTGTATTGATGCTGCAAATTCGCAATTGCTCCCATTATGCGCAATCTCGACACACCACCGGTCGATCCTGACCATCCAAGTGCACAATCAGTTTTGTCGATCCCCGCAGCGACAAATGCCACTACATCGCCAGCAACGATGCGCGCTCGCAAATCGTCGATGACTGACAGCATGTCACCAGTGTCGGGCGGTTTGCCAGTTGACAGAGATAACACCTGTGCCATTTCAACACCGCACCAACGAGATACCACCGCTACCAAGCGCAGGGCCTGGCGGGAAACCGAGAAAGCCGGCCATGTTTCTGCGCCACTTGCTGAACAAGTTGTGCCTGTCGGACATCTCTTTTGGGTTCGCAATCCAAGGTCCAGCCTGTTGCGTGTCCATATCGTCGATGGTCGCAGACAGTGCATTTTCCATCGCCAAAAGCGGCGTCAGAAACTGATTGATCAGCACATCCTGCTCTTGGGCCGTGATCGTGTCCAGCTTGGCGTTGAGCGAGATTGAAGACGGCGTGCTCCCATACACGTAGTCAGGTTCGCCTGCGTTCAATGTCGGATAGCCGAGCCATCTGCGGACATCCGTTTTTTGCGCGTCTGTGAGCATCGGCTAGCCCTTCACTTTCCACCCGACCAATTGATGCGACTTGACGGCACTAGGATGAACGCGCGCAATCTCGCCGTCCTTTTCCATCTCGACCAAACCATCATCGACAAACTGTTGTTCGGCAAGAAGTGCAGCCTCTTTCGCTGCGCGCTGTTCTCTAGTCAAACCGGCCATATCGCATCCCCTTCAATCAACCGCAACCCGTGCGACTGATGGAAAAGGCCCAGGGCCGAAGCCCCGGGCAAACCTCGATGGAGATCGAGAGGAGGAGAACTTAGCCCATCAGCGTGGCGACGTGGTTCGGCTTCCAGACCTTGGTGCCGTAGACGCAGCGAATCTCGAACATGGACTTCATGTAGCCCTTGTACGCTGCAATCTCGAACACAAGGCCGGACCACACGTCTTGCACCGTCATGATATCCACAGCGGCATCGCCACCGGCAGGCATTGCCGGAGCGCGGATGCCAAGTTCGATGGCCGAGCGGTGGAATGCGACGTTCGGCGTGTAGCTGTTGCCGACCGTCAGCGCGTTGGCCGTGGCGATGGTCACCTGAGCGCCCGGAGCATTCAGGCTGATAGTGCCAGGAGCTGCAACACCAGTACCAACGACATAGGCGTTGTTCGCATCAGCGGCGAACGTCACCACGTCACCAGCCAGCACCGTGCCGGTACCGGTCACCAGCGCGATGTCGGTCACGCCGACTGCGGTCGAGCCCGAGGTCACATAGCTTGCGCCCGTGCCCTTGGTCACCTGAACCGGGGCCGCCGATTCCTTGACCATCAGGCCTTGCAGGTCCAGCAGCGTGCCTTGACGCAGGAGGGTGGTGCCGCCAGCCTCATTGGCTTTCTGGAGCAGCGTCAGGTTGCGCATGTTCACGCCGGCACTGGTGTTCATGCACAGCGTGACTTGACCATCCATCGGGCAGCCGTTGTCAGCCAGGATTTTGCGAACCTGCGCCATCGTATTGTGATTCGACGCGAACGGAGCAGTGCCAGCAGTACCGACAGCGCGCGAGGCGCCCTTGTACGCCGCCGTCCAGACTGCCACTTCGACCGAATTGCAAATCGCGCGAATGGCTTGCTTGATCTGGTCACCGTAGATCGTCTCGAAGCCGGAACCGTTGTTCACATGCTTCATGTCTTCACCGGTCCACGGAATCTGCGCCGATGCGTAGGTATCGAGCGTCATCGTCTTGGTATCGACGGTCTGGTCGGTGCCTTCCGGGATCGTCATCGACGGTGCAAACGTCGAGTTGACCGTGATCGCGCGCGTGAAGTGGCTGCGGATCACATCGCCCTTCGCGGCGCGCGTGGTGGCATCGCCGTTGATGGTGACGGAAGGGATGAAGCCGACCAACTCACGGCCGACCATATCGGCTGCTTTGTAGATATCGGCTGCGAGGTTCGTGAGTACGTTTGCCATGTGAGGCCTTTCGGAAATGAAAAAGCCCGCACATGGCGGGCCGGTGGGGGTTTACGGGGTAACTATTCGACTACTTTGCCGCCGGCCTTTGAGAACGCCATCCGTTCAAACTGCCCCATCGCGTCGAACTGAGCGCGAGTAGCGTTTTTTGAACCGGCTTGTGGGGCCGATTGATGAGCCCCGCCGCCCGATGCCGGTGGGGCAAGGAAGGCGGGTGCAAACACTTCGGACTGGCGCATCTCGCCGACCAAATCGGCAATCGAGAGGAATTCGCCTTTGCCATTCACGCGAGGATTGCCTGCCGCATCGACCACGCGCACGACAAAATCACCGTTTTCATCAATGACTTTGACACGCGCTTTGACGTGAGGCAGCAGTAGTTCAACACCGCCCTTGCTTGGATTGGCCGCAGCAATCGCTGTCGCAGCCGCACCATCGACCAAGTGACGCTCAAGTTTGACCCGCAGTGCCTTTGCGGTTTCTTCGCGTTTGGTCAGTTCCTGTTGATGCTGCTCTGTCATTTGGCCGCGCAACTTGTCCCACTCACCTGCCTTGGTGAGCTTGTCGCGCTCGGCCTGCTCTTGAGCAGCAAGCAAGGCTTGAATGTCCTCAGGCGTCTTGCCGAGAGACTTCCAGGCTTTGGCCTGAGCGACAGCATCTCGCGCCGCGGTGCGCTCTTTGTCGAGCGCCGATTTCAGGCCCACAGGGTCTTCGTAGCCGTCGAGGTCGAGTCGGTATTTACCGTCATCGGTCTTGACGTACTGTGCTCGAAGCGGTTCAGGAATCGTGTCGATCTTCTCGACTGTGAATTGCAATGCCATGGGAATCCATCCTCTCGATGGTGCTTATGCGCATCTCGCGCGGGTTGTGCTGACTAGAAGTCACTCCTAGCCTGCGGTGGACGTGAAAAAGCCGCCTCGTGTTGCCACGGGCGGCTTGTGAATTGGGAAAGAGTCTTAAACGGTCATGCTGTAGTGCTCAGCGTATCCGACCCGTGCAGGGTGAACTGCGCCTATCCGCACGCGATCAGCGTCCAATTGCTTTCGATCTTGGATCAGTGTGGCGACCACTTTCTGTTGGTCGAAGTCTTCCGCTGGAACGGAAACCGAGCGGCCTTCAAGGTCTGCAACCCACACATTTTCATGCATGGTTGCATAGCGATAAAAGTCGATTTTCATGCCGCCATGCTACTGCTGCGAAAGCAGCAACGCAACAAGGATCGCTGCTCGGTTCCTGTTGCTGCGCAGTTGCTCTATCGCCGCTTGTTCTTCGGCTTGAATGCTTGCGAGCGCTTCTCGCGCCGCAAGTTGTGCTATCGCTAAATCTTGTCCCGCCGACTGCTGAATCGAAACAATCGACGGCGGGGCCGAAGCAACGGGCTGCGCTTGAATCGCCGCTGTCTTCGCGGAGATCAGTGGCTGATGTTCAGGCGCGGCTTCTGTTTTTGGCGCACTCTGTGTCGGAACCGCAATGCCACGTTTGCGCAGCGCTTCGTCGCGGACTGCTGCTCTAGCAAGCTGCTCTGCCGTTAGTTCGGCTGGTGGCTGTTTTGTCTTTCCGTAAGCGCCGCCGCTGCTGTCGAACAGTTGCTTCTCGACCGATGGGCCAAAACCATGCAGCGCAAGGACAAGCGCTGCATAGCCTACGCCTCGCACTGCAAGTTGACGTGCGCCGCTCATTGGGTTGCCATCATGTAGCGTTTTGTGCCACAAAGGATCGCATCCTTTGTATTGGCAGAAATGAAAGCGTCCTGAATACCGTGCTCTAACGCGCCAAAAGTTCTGAAATCAGGCCACCCATTTTCTCGGGCTGCCTCAATGAAAGATGGCCATTCGACAGAATGCCCGCGCTCAATGATTCGATCTAGCGCCATGTCAATTGGCAAACCGTGCGTATCCTTGAGCAGAAACAGAAAAGCGCCAGCAATTGTCATAGCGTTTCCACGATCTGCGTATCGGTCCCGAACCCGTCGATGGTCTGCGTCAGCGTGCCATCGGTGCGGCCTGTCGTTGTCACTTGCAGCGGGGCCACGAGCCCATACAGCCGGGCGAGCTTTTCAAGCATCAAGGCGTATTCTGCCGGGAACTGACCGTCGCCCGTGAACCTGACCGGCGCTGTGATCGTCGTCACCGTCACTATTGGCTGGTTTTCGCTCAGCGTTTGAACAACCGTGCCGTCACCCTGCGATGTCGGCGTGACCGTCAACGGATCAATCAACCCATGAAGTCGAGCGATGCTTTCCAGCCAGCTTGCATGCTGATTAGAGAACCCGTAGAACCTGGCGAGGATTCCGGCCTCGCCTGTGAATGCTGATCCGGTCAGTGCGTTTGATCGACTGACCCCCAATGCGCCGACTTGCGCAGAACACGCGACACCCGTCAGCGCAATGACAGTGCCAACACTCGGCGCGACCGTACCGGCGCCGCCCGCAGCCTGATTGCCAGACAAGGCAATTGTCGTTTGCGCAGTGATGGTCCCGGCGCTTACCGTGACGAACTGACCACTCAATGCGACCGATGATTGCGGCTGTACGCTTCCTGCTGCACCGGCCGACTGATTGCCACTCAGCGCAAGTGAAGGCTGCGCAGTGACAGTCCCGGCAACCGCTGTAGCTGCCTGCCCAGTCAATGCAACCGAAGACTGCGCGGCTACCGTACCTGCGAAGCCAGTCGTCGAGTTACCCGTCAGCGCAACGCTGATCGATGCAGTGATCGAGCCGGTTTGACCGCTGGTTGAAATGCCAGTCAGCGCCGCCGAAACATCCGATGCTGAAAAACTTACGCTTCCCGGCGTGCCGGTCAGAGCAGTGCCGAGCAAGCCAAGTGTCGTGTTCGGCGTGACCGTCCCGGGGCTTGCTACCGCCGCGGTTCCGGTCAGCGCCTTTGTATTTGCAGGCGCGATGGTTCCGGCTGCCGGAGTGATCGCAACACCGGTCAGCGGAACGCTGATCTGCGCCAGCACCGTGCCGGCTGCACTCGTTGTCGCTTGCCCGGTCAGCGCAAACGAACCTGAGGGAGTGACAGTACCCGCCAGCGCTGAATTTGCGGTGCCGACAAGCGCGACTGATGCCTGAGGAGAAACCGTTCCTGCCGTAAAGGTGGCCGCAATACCTGTCAGAGCGACGCTAATCGATGGTGTCGCAGTTCCGGCGCTTCCTGTCGCCGCTTGACCTGTGAGTGAAACGCTGCTTGCCGGTGAAACCGTGCCGTTTGATCCTGTTGCAGCAGAACCGACAAGCGGCACCGACAAAACCGGCGTCAGCGTGCCGCTTGCGCTTGTTGACTGCACCCCAGTGAGCGCAGCAGTTGAACCTTGGCTCGCTGTGACCGTGCCAGGCGATCCAGCCGCTGCATTGCCAATCAATGCAAGCGTGTTTGCCGGGATGACAGTGCCTGCCGCAGTAGCGACAACAATACCGCTGAGAGCAGGCGAGACATTCGCGACGACAGCACCGGCTGTGCTCGCTACCTGCGAGCCGACTAGAGCCGTCGTGTTGACCGGAGTCAGCGAACCGGCCGTGCTTGTGGCCGATACGCCGGTGAGGGCTAGTGTTACGTTGCCAGAAAACGCTGTCGGATCGCGCAGCCGAACATCGTCCGGGTCCGCATTTTCCGGCATTGCGTACAGGTACACGTCATACCAAGACAGCGTAAGAACGGCCGCCGCGCTCGTCGTCGTTCCTGAAGCATTGGTGACGTTGCAGCGGTATTGACGGCGCTGCATCGCGCTAGTCGTCGCAACAGTGGTGTAACTGCTCGAAGTAGCACCGCTGATGTCAGCGAACGATCCGCTACTGTTGTCCTGCCATTGATAGTCTGTGGCTCCAACGGCAACAACGTTGAATGTCTCCGCATCACCGATAACGGCATTGCCATCGCTCGGTTGTTGAATGATGGCCGGCGTTGTTGATGCAGCCTTGAACGTCGCAATTGCAGCGCCGCAGAATGTTGACGATGTGCCGTCTACCCAATTGAAAGTCGCTGACTGGGTTCCAGTTGCAGAAACAATTTTGTATGCGTGGAATGCACCTACGTTAGAAGCATCGTTGCTGACTTTTTGCAAAGTAGTAAACCCCGGAACAGGGTCCGTCAAAGCAATATCAGCAAGTCCAGGCACCCCCCCAATACCGACTGAAATCAATATCAATTCATTGGCTTGAACTGTGAAACCAGTTGTGCCGGTAACCTGCGTTTGCACAGGAGTTGCGACATCGGTCTTAGCGTTTGCAGAGGCATCAAGCGGTAATGATGTTGCGATGCCTGACCACTCGCACATCGTAGCGTTGTGATCAGCGTTTGCTTGCGGTGTGACGGTATGCGTCCCTGATGCAGCCGCGGCTTGATAAAAAATGCCGGTGCCTGTGTCAGAACCTCCAGTTTGAATCCCAGGAACACCGGATGATCCTATAGACCACGTTCCTTGCGTATCAGTTGGAACTGGTTCGGCAAGACCAGTAGTACTCCGAAAGTAAGAATCAAAAAATGTCAGTAGCGCTTGCGATGCAACACCGTTGAGCGTCAAAGATGCGCCGTTTCCAGTGACAGACTGAGTAAGAGCAATTGGCATCAGACTGCCTCAATCGTCCCACTCAGGCTGAATTGAGCAGGCGCACTAACAAGCGCTCGCGCATGCGTCGGGTTTTCATTCGCTCCCAAGGTGAAACCAAGCTGCCAAAAGTGAGGGACAGGTCCGCGCCAATCCGTCTTGGGATTCACACACGTCATCGACGCACTGCGCCATGTCGATCCGCCATCCATCGACAACTGCGCGGTTATCGTCGTGGTGCCTGCTGGAAACGTCGCTTCGTCGAACTTGAGCACCAGATTCAGCGGCACGCCCGGCTGCTTGATGTTGCCAGGAACGGCCAGACTCGAAGTCTGCAAATTGCCGCCAGTGACAGTGACGCTTCCGCTAAAGAGGACAGTCATGGTCAGTTCGTCTTGATCGGGACATTGGTGTTGATGGATGTCCCTGCGCGATCAGGTGAGCCGACCTTGTATGCGTTGTAATAGAACGGTCCCGGATTGGCGCCAACATCGATAGACCAATTGCCAGACGCATCGCTCACCGTCTCGAACTGCTTCACGTCGTTTCCGGTCAAGAACACTTTCACCGTACAAGTGCCCAAAGCCACACCGCTGCTGTCCCGCGAAACACCGACAAGCGACAAGCGTTCCCAAGCACCGGGCCGAGCGCTCATGGTCTGTGCAAGGCATTCATTTGCCCGCACTGGCAACCATGCGCCAGAAGTACATGCCACGCCAGCGTTTGCTCTGACACCGCGACCAACAACATCAGAGACTCTCGAATCAACCGTCGCGACGAGGTTGATCATCGGCGGGGAAAAGTCCTCTTCATCAAAAACAGGCGCAGCAAATGAAAGCAGCGTCTGCGTCTGAAACCCGGCCATGACAGACCGCGCCGGGTCAGTGGCCTGTACATACGATTCCTGCCGCAGTTGCTCGCCCTCGATCACAAGGTTGGTCGGCTCCTGCGGAACGCCGAGAATCATGGCGTGACTTGCTCGATCAGTGCCTGATGCACTGTCATGCTGCCGGTGGCGACGGTCTGCGTGAAGAACACGTCGAGCGTCAGCGCCGATTGACTATTGAAGCCAGTACCGACAACAGGCGCTGTATTCCACGGCAGCGAATAACCGCCGCCCGGGCCGGTGGTCGGGACTGCGGTGTTGATGATCGCTTCCGTCATCAGCATCCACTGGTTCATGATGTTGGCGGTAGTGCCGGAACCAACAGCGCGGCAAGTCAAAATACCTTCGAGCCAGAAGTTGACGTTGGTCTTCGCCACGATGTTGCCGAGCACGGCCAGTGTGTCCGCAGCCACTACGCCGCCAAGACGCACGTCCCATCGCAACGTTCCCGGTGTGGTCACTGCGACTGAAACACGGCCTGTGAGCGTGACGCGCCACACACGGCCAATCTGCCAATAGCCTGCCGGGAGCGTCGTCGGCGCGTAGGTCGGAAGACACGAGGCAGCGGCAGCAGCAGTTAGGGCAGGACCGTCCGTATAGGTGGAAAGAATTGCTTGGACAGCCATGTGTCAGGCTCCTTGAAGTGATGCTTTGGCGATGATTTCGTTCGTCTGCTGCACGGCGTTGGCTTGTTGTGCAGCTTGGTACGCAAGGGACATCAGTTGCTGTGCGTTCTGGACCACGAACATGCCGAAGATGTGCGCCGGGTTGTTCTGATCGAATGGAACACCAGACGGTAGCCGTTGCTCAAGTGCGAACGACTTGTCGGGCCTGACGCCGATGACGATATTGCACGCCAAGACACTGCCTGCCGGCGCCGTTTCGAACGGAACCAGCGGCGATTGCTGAACCAGCTCCATCACGCCAGCCTGATCAGCGCGTTGGTCGAGTCGTTCGTCGGCATCGTCAGCGTGAAGTTTCCCGCTGTGACGGTTTGCGAGCCGAACGTATGAACGCTGATCGCGCGGTTGCTCTGCGTGCTGTTGTAGAGCAGCACAGCGTCGAACGCTGCAATCGTGGCCGTGGTCCACGAAAACGATGCGCTTGGCGTCCAGAACGCAGTCGTGCCGGAACTCGACGGCGCCGTGGCATTGGTGACGGTCACCCCGCCTGCCGTGTAGCCCGTTCCGGTGGCTTCGCCTGTCGAGCTGTAGACCGTCGTGCTGGCGTTGACGGTCGCACTCGCGAAGTAGAGCGCGGCTTTCAGCGTGTCAGTCGTCGGCGCCGTCAAGCTCGTTCGAGAAACGATCGTCACCGTTCCGAACTGGTGAGCGCCGAGCATGAGTTCCGTCTTGAAAGACGTGCAGATTGCTTGCGTGTTTGCCATTGTTTCGCCTTACTTTGAATCAGGTTTTGTCTTGACCAGGGCCCAAGGCTTGTCAGACGACAGCATTGCTCGTGCCTTCATCAGCGCTTGTTTGCTTGGCGCTTTTGGTTCGCCGCGTTCATCCATGCACGCACTCACAAGCGCAGATAGTTCTTCATCCATCACTTTTGCAAAAGTCCAACCTAGATCACTTTTCATGCAATGGATGCAGCGATGCCTTCGAGACAAACGCCAATGAGAGGGCAGACATGGACCGAGCGCTTCACAGACTCGTCGCCCAGGAAATACTCTTCCACCAACACGACATTGCCCGGTGTGTCTTCGCGCTTGTGCTCATAGCGCAAACTCGAAACAGGCAAATTGCCTTTGGTGGTGTAGATCAGTGGTTCATCCATGCTTTAGTTGAGCGTTGCTCCGGTCGGGTTGCCGTTTTCGTCCAGCGTGAATTCGACCTTGCTCGACTTCGGCTGAATCACTTGCGCAGGCTGAACGTTGATGGTTGCGCCTTCAATCGTGATCGGTGCAGGCGTGACATTGACAGCAGGCGAATCGATGGTGATGGCGCCTTGAGCAAAGTTCACTTGCGGAGCCGGTTGTTCTGGCACGTTGACCGTGATCGCAGCCGGTGCGATGTTGATGACCGGCGCAGGTTGTGCGCGGATGGCATCGACAAGCGGCGACAGATCGAGCGGCGTTTCTGCTGGCTCGGCAGGTTCTGGTTTTGCCATTTGCGCCACTAGCGAGCTGATGCTTTCGATCAACGGCCCGAAGTCGGGCGCCTGTTGAGCGTGTGGCGTAGTCAAAAGCGCTGCCGTCTGCTGCTGAGCGGGTGCAACATTCGTTGCGGCCTGGGCGGCAGGGGTCGCTGGATTGGCCGCATTGAACCCAGGCGCCTCGAACGAACCGCCAACAGCAACCGGGATGCCTTCAGCCTTCAGGCGCGCAAATTCATCGGCCCATTCCATGTCATCGCTGATCAGGCCACGGCGCTGCATCTCGTTGAACACGGTTTCAGCACTCAGCAATCCCAATTCACGCGCTTTCATCAGGCCGGCGAGTTCCATGTCATCAAGACCGCCGATTTCTCCTGTCAGTTCGACTTCACCGGCCGGGCCGAGGCCTTCCCAGTCCGACATGAACTGCAACGCGTATTCGAGCGAGTCTTCAAGGTTGCGAACCATGAGCGACAGAGCCGAATCGGCCTCTGCGCTGTCGATGGCTTTTTCGGTCGCCGTGGCAACGCCTGGCTTCCTGACCAGCAGTTGAGCACCCATGAGCGACATGCGCTCTTCCAAATCTTTGATCGACACGCGACCGGCTTCGATAGCTGCGCCGCTGTGCTCGACGTACATCAACTTTGATGCGGGATCATCGTTGGTGATTGCGCTAGCTGTGCCGACCTTTAGCTCATCTTCCGAAAATCCGGGAGCGAACAAGATCGGCACTCGCGCAATGTGCAGGATGTTCGATTGATCGCTGCTCGACTGCCAATGCTCGACATTGAGATACGCCAAGTCCAGCAGCGGCGGACGCGCCTGCATGAAGGCCACGCGATCAGCGTAGACCGTTGCCAACGGAACAGCACCCAATGTCACAGGGCCGAACTCGAACTGTTCCCACTCGCCCTTTTCGTTTTTGCGGTAGGTTTCCCAGTAGTCAGGGCGCAAGACCCGCACTTGCTCGATTTTCTTGATCAGCCAATTGCCTGACGGTACAGAAACCACTTCCATAAACCGTAGTTCGACCAGCGTTTCAACACCGTTAATGCGCTCTGACTTCGTGCCGAGGATTTGGTCTTGCTTGATGTGCAGGAAGTACGGCCGCGCGCCCGTCAGTTGCTTTTGCGCGAGGGTTGCGCCTGGTTCGGTCTTCGGATACTCGACCAAGATGTGCGAGATTCCATCGGCCAGAGCGGACACAAACACAGCATGTGCAAATGCATGTAGATCGCGGCCTTGCAGATCAACGTCTTCGCACCAATCGACGATCTGCGGCGGTACGGTTTCGCCTAGGGCGATTGGTTCGGCGAATGGCTTTCCAGCCATCGTTTCAATCGTGCGGCGAATGCCGTTATAGAGCGTGGACACGCCCTTGCGGTATTCGTAGGCCGCCTCGCTTTCGGCCGGGGCTTTTGGCAGGTACTTTTTGCCGGCTGCACGCATCGAGCCCGTGCCGCCCATGAGCGTGGCGATAAGCGCGCGCTCCTCGGCCATAAACAGCGCTTCGACCGTCGGCGTGGCCGGGGTGTCGTTCAAGTCCATCACAGGCGAAGTTCGCTCACGTTGGCAATGCGCGAAACACCGCCGAACAGCTCAGTGGCAGCCCACACAAGGGCGTCCATGCGGTCCGGGCTGTGGGTTTGAACGATCGTCGGATCAAATTCAATCATCTGGTCCTCCAATCTTTCAAATGGGCCGACATGGTGTGCCCGGCCTTGTTCATAAAGGGCAGCAATCGGCTCAGCGCGGATTACTTTGCCGCGTGTGGCCGTCACTTTGCGGTAGGGCACGTTGCGATCAACGCTGCGAATCACGGCCTCAACCATATCGCCACCGTTGTTTGTCTCAGCGATGATGCGATCCGCATTCCAGCGACGATAAGCCTGTACGGCGGTTCTCGCCCATGCATCAGGAGTTGCACTCAGGCTCAGGTCTTCAAGCACGTACAGTTGCGGACTGTCTTCTCGACTGATGCCGGCAACCACGATGCCAGTTTCGTCGCTGTTCTCATTGCTCGTGACGGCCGGGTCAATAGCAACGACGATCCGGCGCAGCGAGGCCAGGAAGTCTTCCCGAACCTTGTTGCCTTCCGGCGTTTCGTCCGGTCTAGGCAGAGCGGGCCGCCTCAATTCATCGATGCGAGCCCGAGTCCACAGCGCACGCGGGTTGTCGAGCAGCAGTTCGCCGTTGAGTTCCTGCCGACCAATCCGCGTGCCTTCGTAGGCCTTGACAATTTGGGAGAAAAACGGCGCCGCAAGGTTGTCGCGGTTGTCATAGGTCGTGCCGCGAACAACGAACGTTGCCGGGTCTGCAATCAGCTCGCGTACAAGCGGCGTCGGCTTCGGCGTGGTCGTTATGCACGCCTGCGGGTTATTCCCTAGGCGTAGCCCGAATTTGGCCTGCGTCCACGCCTCTGGATAGCGCCACGCTGCGATTTCGTCACACCAGAGCTTCTCGTGTTGTTTCCCTCGAAGGCGCTCTGGCTCATCGGCTGTAAAGATCAGGCTTGTAGCGCCGTTTGGCCATTCGAGTTTTCGCTGGCTCGATTTGTACTCAGGTCGCTCGCTTCGGGGGCAGATTGCGAGGATGCCAGACTCGCCCTCAATCATGATGTCTCGTGCATCGTCTGCCGTGGCACCAATCAGGTTAACGTACCTTGAGCGCTTGATCTCGGATCGCACCCACTCAGCGCCTACGCGGGTTTTACCCCAGCCGCGACCTGCGAGTACCAACCAGTTGATCCACTGCCCTTGCGGCGTCAGTTGACCATCACGCGCCCACAAATACCAATCGCAGGATATGCGAGGGTTAGACCTTAGTTCGTTGAGCTGCTCTTGCGGCGATGCGGCAAGCCAAGTTTGCCTTAGCCGCGCTTGGATCGGGGTCACGCCGCTTGTGCAATTTTGATGGCGAGCCTTGCCTCAAGCGCCGCGGCGCGCGCGTCTTCGTTGTCGTCGTGGTGCGTCACATCGACTTTCGTTTGCTCGATGTGCACGCCGGCCGCCTTACCGCGGGCAATTTCGGCAGAAATGGCCGCTGCGAACTGGCCGCGCTGCTCAGCAGCGTCGCGCAAGCGCTCCAAGTCGTCGAGATGTGACTTGAGCGTCATGCACGCCTTTTCCGCGCCGACAGAACGCAGTTCCTTGATCCGCTCTGCCACTTTTTCATTCGCGAGCACGATTGACGCCTTCACAGCTATCACGTTTGCAAGCACTGACTTCGGCTTATAGGCCGCCTTGTAGGCTTCTGTGCCGTTGTTTAGCTCGATATAGGCCTTTGCAAACGCTTCTTGCTTTGGTGTGAGGATCATGGGGGATTGCTCCAAAAGCGCACGCATCGGGCTTACAGCCGTGGCTGCTGCGCACTGCCGTTAGCTGGCCTGCCGTGTACGCTGCCGCGCGCGCCAGAAGAGTGGTGCCCGTCAAGCGGCTCGGGGCACCTGGCGCCACGGCTGCACCTTTGTAGGTGGGGCAGTGCCAAGCCTTGCGGCGGCGGTCGGTGGTGCCAGCAGTGGGGCAACCCTGCCCCGCGCCATGTGCGCAACTGGATCGGTCCGACCGGCTGTCGAGCACGGCCCCGGAAACTTTATCTAGTTCACCAACCGTAACCGCTGGTCTTCTTACCCATTGAGCCATCGGCGTTGATTCGCTGCCACGTCCACCAGTTCGACACGCGGCCATAGACCGGATCGAAGTAGCATCCTTGCAGTATCTTTACTGGATACCCGTCTGGATGTTGCACTGTCGAGCCGATCTGCATTGTCGAATGAACAATGGTTTCACGTTCCTGGATCATTGCCATTGCCTATTATGGTAGCGGGAGCTGGATTCGCACCAGCGACCTCGCGGGGTATGAACCCGGCGCTCTACTACTGAGCTATCCCGCGGCAAAAGCAAAAAGCCATCGTTTGTGCTGGCTTTGGAGACGGCTACGCGCTACTAGCGGGTGCCCTTGTTGTTAGTCCGTGCTCACCACGGATTTGTCGGCTTGGCGAGAGTGTATGCGAACGCCCACTCTGCAATCAAGTGATTGTGTGCACATTTACGCAGTTAAATTGGCGTGCCTACAGCAGTTATACCCATGCCGTAGTGGGCGGTTATGCGTGGCTCAAATGTGTCGCCGCCAATATAAATGACCTCTTGCGCCGCGCGAACTCGACAACGCTAGCACCGCGCAGCGTCACCAGCTTGCCATCGGCTTCGTATTGGGTGAACTTGCGCGCTAGGGCGAGGATGTCTGCTTCAG